CTGGAAAACCTATCGAACTGGACGACTGGCAGAAGTTTGACTATGGTTGTGTGTTTGGTTGGGTTCACAAAGAATCTGGGAAGCGCAGATTTAAAACCGCATACATCCGGGTTGGCAGAGGTAACGCAAAATCAACATCGATGAGCGGTGTTGCTAATTATGGAATGTGTGGCGACGCAATATATCCGCCCGGCCACCCAGAGCTTGCGGTGTACGAGGCAAGTCCTGAAGTGGTTTGTGGTGCTGTAGACAAAGAACAGGCTAAAATAGTGTGGGGTGACGCTTCTGCTATGGCTGAGGCTTCCCCAGATATCCGCAAAAGACTAATATTACAAAAGACAAAGATAAGCCACAAAACAAGGGGCGGTGAGCTCAAGAGGTTATCTAAAGACTCAAAGAATAAAGACGGGGGCGCACCTTGCCTTATCATTATAGACGAATACCACGCGCACCCCACATCATTGATTAAAGATATTACATTCTCCGGGATGGGAAAGCGCTCGCAGTGCCTGGGTGTTATTATTACCACTGCTGGTGAGGATGCAGAAAACAAGCCGTGTAAAATTGAAGACGATATCGTCAAAAAAATATTGGCCGGTGAGATTGTAAATGAAAATTATTTCGGAGTTATCAGGGAAATAGACGACGATGACGACCCGCACGATGAGTCAATCTGGATAAAGGCTAACCCAGTTTTTCAGAATAAGAATGCGTATAGTGAAGAGTTATTTGATACAGTAAAAACAGAGCACGACTTAGCTTTTGGCTCTGGTGACCCATCAAAAATTCGTCAATGGATGATTAAGCGCGCAGATCGCTGGCAGGTTGACGCGGAAAATAAATACATGTCCGGCTGTATGGACAAGTGGAAGGCACTTGCCGTTCCAAGGGAAGAATTAGCTGAACTTATAAGAGGTTCTGATGGTTGGTACGGTGACGATCTTTCTAAAACCACAGACTTGACAGCGGATGCTTACGTTTGTTGGCTTGAGGATGGTAGACTTGCGGTAACAGCCCATGGCTTTATTCCAGAGGAGCGAGCCATACAGCACGAGCATAGCGACCGAGTACCTTATAAACACTGGGCTAAAGAGGGTTGGTGCACGCTAACGCCTGGAGCCACTGTTGACTATAATTATGTTGAAACACACATGCATGATATGGAATTTGATAATAAGGTAACTATAAAGGAGGTCTGCTATGATCCGTACAATGCCTCTCAATATGCAAACAATCTTACCGGGCAAGGATACACTTGCGTTGAGGTGAGGCAGGGTGTTCAATCACTCTCTGAGCCCACAAAAAAACTAAGAGAGCTTGTGTTGACAGGTAAATTAGTGCATGATGGTAACCCAATACTAACCTGGTGTTTATCAAATGCGGTTGAGGTTACAGATAATAACGGTAATATTAAGCTTAGCAAAAAACACAAAGACGACTCACAGAGAATTGATTTAGCCGCAGCAGTAATAAACGCTCTCTCTCAGGCACTTGCTAATGAACCCCCCAAGGTTATTTACAATACAAGAGGTATGAGAAGTTTATAAAAAAAATTAAAAAAATATAAACTAAATTGATTTAACAAAAACACATGTATATTACGGTTATGGAAATTATCAATTGTCCCAAAGGTGGCAAATGAAATTCTTTGACCGCGTAAAACTTGTCTTTAATGAAGGCTCTTTCGATAGACTTATTCGTGAGTTTATGGAAGGTAAGGACAATTATACTGTTAGTGGTGATATTGCGGTCACAGAAAATAATAGTCTAAAGTATAGCGCCTTTTTTGCATGCCTGCGAGTACTTGCCGAAACATTTGCATCTGTCCCGGTAAAAGAATATAGAAAAACCCCTGATGGCCGCGAAGAGACCGATGAAACCGGTTGGCTGGATGTGTTGCACAATAAAGCAAATGACGAAATGACGGCCTATAATTTACACGAAACAATGATGTATCAGTTAAATTTGGGTGGAAATGCTGTTTGTGAAAAAATACTAACAAGAAGTGGTGAGCCCTACGCGCTTTACCCACAACAGTGGCAAAATGTGACAATTGGGCGTGACGAAACTACAAAGCAGCTTAAATACGTCATCAAAACTGACAACAATACTGAGCGCACCAAATACAGAGATCAGATTTTTCATGTCCCCGGTCCATCGGTAAATGGCGTTACCGGTATGTCAATATTGAGTTTTGCCGCAGAATCTGTACGCTTAGGACTAACTTATGAGACTTACAATAGAAAGTTTTATAAAAATTCAGCAACTCCGAGCGGCGCATTTGAACATCCCGGCAATCTAAAAGAAGATGCATACCAAAGGCTTAAAAAGCAGCTTGCAGAAAACTATCAAGGGCTTGTCAACGCAGGAAGACCGTTACTTCTTGAAGACGGGCTTAAGTTTAACTCTCTTACTATAAAGCCGGTTGACGCCGAGCTCCTTTCAAGTAAAATTTTTCAAATAGCTGATGTTTGCCGATTTTGTCGCGTGCCACTTCATTTGGTAAATGAGCTTTCCAGATCTACGAACAACAACATTGAACACCAATCGCTTGAGTTTGTAATGTATACCATGTTGCCGCATTTCAAGAGATTCGAAAGCGCCATAAACACATGGTTATTGACAAAATATCATAGAAAACAAGGCTATTACTTTGAATACAATATGTCTGGACTGTTGCGTGGTGACGCCAAAAGCATGGCAGAAGCGTTTGCAGTCGGACGACAATGGGGCTGGCTATCTGTAAATGATATCCGCAGGATGCTAAACATGAATAGTATTGGCCCCTCTGGAGATATTTACTTACAACCAATGAACATGGTAGAAGCAGGAAAGCAAGTTGTCGAGGATCAATACAAGAATATAGTTGACAATATTTATAAACTTATGGAGTCGAGCCCAAAATGAGCAAATGGTTTGATATTATAAATAAAGACAATGGCGAAAGTGCTGATATATACATATCTGGAGCTATTGTTGACTACAAATGGGATGAGGCAGACCCAGAAGTTACCCCTGTTGAGTTTAGAGATAAGCTCGAAGAAATCAAAGACGCTAAAACCATTAGATTGTTTGTTAATTCGCCAGGTGGAAATGTTTTTGCCGGTTTGTCTATTTACCACATGTTAAAAAGGCACCCTGCAAACAAAATCGGCTATGTAGATGGTATTGCGGCGTCAATTTCATCTGTAATTATGATGGCTTGTGATAAAATAGTGATTCCAAAAACAGCAATAATGCTCGTCCACAAGCCTTTGATAGCTGGATGCTTTGTTGCAAACGCCAACGACTTGCGTAGGCTGGTCGATGATTTGGACAAAATGGAGGTGTCCATTGTTGAGGCTTATGTAGCAAAGACCGGGTTAACAGCCGAAAAAATACGCGAAGTTATGGAAAAAGACGCCTATATGACCGGTGAGGAAGCAGTAAGCTTAGGCTTCGCCGATACTTTGGACGATAAAAAGACTATTAAGGCTACAATTGACGATGGCAACTTAACTATAAATGGCCAAACATTAAATTTTAAAAACTATAAAGATTTTCCTGTTGACAAGTTTAAAAATTTGTTTGTTCCAGAAAATCCTGGGCCAGAGCCATTAAATGACCTTGTGAATTTTGAACTTGAATATGAAAACAACCTTAATTGAAAGGTAAGAGCATGAAAGAAGAATTGAAAAAGCTGATTAATCAGCAAAAAACCTTACTTGATAAGGCAAAAAACGAGGGGCGCACCTTCACCGATGAAGAGCGCACACAGTGGGATGATTTGCAGAACAAAATTGTTGCGGCCAAGGCCCAGATTGAAGCTGAAGAAAACTTTCAGAACAATCAAGACTTTATTAACGCACCGGCAGGTACCACTACTATTGTTACTATAAAAGCCGAAGACCAGCCCAAAAAACTATTCAAAAACTTTGCCGAACAGATGGTAGCCATCAAAGCGGCCGCCAAAGGAGTTGTTGACGAAAGGCTTAAAACCCTCAACGCCTCACTTGGTATGAATGGGGGTGCCGGTCAGGATGGTGGCTTTGCTGTGCAATCTGATTTTGCAGGGTTGATAATGGATACCGCTGTAAAAGAAGAGCCGATTTTGAGCCGTGTTGACAGCTATGCCATTTCTCAGAAGTCGGACCGAGTGAATTATATCGAGGTTGACGAGACCGACATTTCTTCAACTGTTTTCGGCGGGGTTCAGGTTTATTGGGCTGCGGAAGCAGACACAAAGGCAGCGTCAAAGCCGAAAATTCAGGAAAAAGAGCTAAAACTTCAGAAGTTAATGGGCTTTGCTTATACAACTGACGAAATCAATTCCGATTCAACTTTTGTTGACCAGCTTTACACCAAAGCC